ACTAGCAGTGATTATTGGGAATTGGCATGGCAAGCAAGTGATAGTAACATTCAATTGATTTCATTCCCTGCAAGTGGTAATATACCAATAGTCCCATCCGTAATCCTAACAGTCACACAGGTAAGATAGAAAACAAAATTAAAAAAATAACAACAAAATCAAATTTGCTTGTTATAATAACTAAACAACAAAAATAATAGTATGAACTCAAAAAGCGTATTAAAAAGAATTATGACTCTTTTATCATCAGATGAGGTGGTTAAATTCACAGATGCTAAAGATGCAAAAGGAAATATTTTACAATCTCCTACATTCGATTTAGGTGAAGATGTTGAAGTAGTTTCAGAAGATGGAACTAAAACACCAGCACCAGATGGAGAACACGAGATTGAATTAACAGATTCAGAAGGAAAGAAAGTAGTAATCAGAATCGAAACTAAAGATGGTAAAATCACAAGTAGAGAGAATGTTGAAGAAGCAAACCCTGCTGATTTAGAAGATGTTAAAGAAGAAGTAGTTGATAAGTCTGCAGCAGTTGAAGAACATATGGCTGATGCAACAACTGAAATCGCTAAAGCCCTTCCTAACACAACCGATGAAGACCCTCGTAACACAGTTGGTGAAGATTCAGAAGAAACTGAAAACGACCCAATTATAACTTTAGGTTATAGAATCGATGAGTTAGAAAAAATGGTATCTAAGATGAAAGAGAAATTAGAATCAGCATATCCATCAGAAGGTGAAGAAGTTTCTTCTTTACAACCAACAACTGAAATGGAAGAAGAGTTACCAAAATTAGATGGTGCTCCAATCGAATCAGTAAACAAATTCTCAATAGAACAAAACAGAAACAACTTTGGTAAGAGAACACAAGACTATCAGTCTTCAGTTTTATCTAAGATGTATAAATAATTAATAAAACCAAAAATTTATTCAAAATGAACAAATTAAACAAATTCGCAACTCAACCAACAGTTAGTTCAACCTACGCAGGTGAGTTCGCAGGACAATACATCGCAGCAGCGTTGTTGTCAGCAAAAACATTAGATAACAAATATGTTACTATTCACCCTAACGTGAAGTACAAAGAAGTTATCCAAAGAATCGCAGTAGATGGTATCACTCAAGATGCATCTTGTGATTTCGTAACATCAGGAAGTGTTGCTTTAACTGAAGCAGTTTTGACTCCAAAAGAATTACAAGTTAACTTACAATTATGTAAGCAACAATTCGTAGAATCTTGGGAAGCATTACAATTAGGTTATTCAGCATTTGATACTATTCCAGCATCATTCAATGATTACTTAATCTCTTATGTAGGTGGTATTACTGCTCAAGCAACTGAACAATCTATTTGGACAGGTGTTACAACAACTAACGGACAATTCGGTGGTTTCCAACCAGCGTTATCCGCTTCAGTAGCTTCAGGAACAACAGTTGTTTCTGGCTCAATCACAGTTTCAACAGGTGTTATTCCTGCTTACTCTGGTTCAACTTTAATCGGTGGACAACCAATCTCTGGAAGTATTACTTCTGCAAACGTTATTTCTAAATTAGATTTAATCGTAAACTCTATTCCAAATACAGTTTATGGTAAAGAAGATTTATTATTGTATGTAGGTACAGGTGTTGCAAAAGCTTACCAACAAGCATTGGCAGGTGGTGCTATCGGAGCAAACGGATGGAACAATCAAATGAACGTTGGTGAAAAACCATTCAACTTCAATGGTATTGAAATCGTTCTTTGTCCTGGTATGGGTGCTAACGCAGTTGTAGCAGCACAAAAATCTAACTTACACTTCGGTACTGGTTTGTTATCAGACTTCAACGAAGTAAGAGTATTGGATATGGCAAACATTGACGGTTCTCAAAATTACAGAATTATCATGAGATACACAGCTGGTACAGTTGTAGGTATCCCTGGTGATGTAGTTTACTACGGAGCATATTAATCGAAAGATTAAATTATAGGATAGAAATGGGGAGTTAAATACTCCCCTACACTATCCAAATAGAAATTAACAAATAAAATAAAATAACAATATTATGGCATGCAATCTTAGCTTAGGCAGACAAGAAGTATGTAAAGAGTCGGTAGGTGGTTTACAAGGTGTATACTTTATGAACTATCCTTCATCTTCATACGACCCATCTTTTACAATTAATACAGATGGACAAGTTACTGCATTCCCATCAGGCTCAGTAGTATATTATTACCAATTAAAAGGTAATTCAGCATATACTGAAACAGTTAACTCTTCAAGAGATAATGGTACAACATTCTTCTCTCAAGCATTAACTTTGAACTTGAAAAAGTTGACTAACTCTATGACAACTCAGACTAAGCTTTTGGCTTATTCTCGACCGGTTGTTATCGTTTGGACAACAAATGGTGATGCGTTAGTTGCAGGTTTAACTAAAGGTGCTGATTTAACAGGTGGTACAATTCAAACAGGTGCAGGACTTGGAGACCTTTATGGTTATTCAATTACTATGACTGGTATGGAGCCATTACCTGCTCAATTCATCAGCGGTTCAACTTCAACTAATCCGTTCGCAGGTGTTGGAAATCCTCCAACAGTTGTAACAGGTAGTGCAAACTAATTAATAGTTCCCACTAAAATATATTAAAGCAGAGTGCTCTTAGGAGTTCTCTGCTTTTTTTGTTTGATGATATTTATAATAAAGATTGTTATATATAGGTAATACGAGATAAATACACGATAATGCAAACATATTATATATCTGGAAGTAACGGATTCTCTATTAGAGTTAAATCTGTTGAACCAATCAGCGGTTCATACAACATTGGAAGTTTACAATTACAAAATATGCTTACCCTTGTTAATTCAACTGCATCACTAAGTAATGTTAGTTATGATTCTTATGAGAGTCTATTATCATTTACTGCAAGTATAGGTGGAGCAACAACTGCAGGAGAGTATAGAGCAACTCTATATGATTCTACTAATACCAATACCTTATGGCATGGTTCATTCCAAGTATATGCATCACAATCTCTTTCACCAAAATCTGATTATAGAAACCAAATACCAGTAGATGCAAACATTGTTTCAAATGTATCTACAAACGAATACATAATATTATAACGTATGAGAAAAGAACAAACATTTAGTGTAGTTAATCTAAATCAAACACAACTACCTATTATTCAGGAGGATACTAAAACTCGTCAAGCATGGGTGCCTTTCGGTGTTTATGGACAAGATGATTTCTTTGAAGCAATAACAATGGCTCATAACACATCTACAACTAATGCAGCATGTGTTGAAGGTATTGCCGATTTAATATATGGTAAGGGTTTGTACACTAAGAGAGCTGATTTTACTAATATTCTATTGAAACTTATTCCACAAGAGGAAGTTAAAAGAGTTTCATTTGATTTAAAACTATATGGTAATGCTTCATTCCAAGTATATTGGGATGATTCACATACTAAGATAATTAAGTTTTATCACGTACCTGTTCAGTACTTACGTGCTGAAAAGATAATGGATAATCCTAAAATAGAAAACTATTACTACTGCACTGATTGGAACGACCAAAGAGCAGTTAAGAATAAAAAGAAGTTACCAGCATTTGGTACATCTAATGAGAAGTGTGAAATCCTTTACATAAAGAATTACTCACCATCACTATACTACTATTCCCTACCGGATTGGGTATCAGCGTTGCAATTCTCCTTCGTTGAGGCGGAGTTGAGTAACTTACACATCAACAACATAGAAAATGGATTCTTGCCGGCCGTAATGATTAATTTCAATAATGGAATCCCTGCACCGGAAGAGAGACAAACAATAGAAGATTTAGTTCAGGCTAAGTTTACTGGTACTAAGAATGCCGGTAGATTTATGATTTCATTTAATGATTCATTAGAAACTAAACCTACTATTGACCCAATTAATATTGAGAACTTAAATGAGAAGTATCAATATGTTGCTGGATATGCACAAGATAGAATCTTAGTTGCACATAGAGTAACATCACCTTTACTATTCGGTATCCGTACTGAGAATAATGGTTTCTCTTCTCAATCAGAAGAGATGATGACAGCGTTTAGTATCTTACAAACAATGACAATATCACCTTTCCAAAATATTATTCTAAACGTATTAGATTACGCATTGAATGAAGGTGGATGGGAAGATGCTCAATTATACTTTGACCAATTAACTCCTCTAGCAATTCTTTCTCAACAAGCGGAAGATACGGGTAAAACAATTGATGAAGTAGCAGATACTACCAATAAAGAAATGGAAAACCCTGCAGCAACTGATGAAAGTGGGGATGCATCGGTAACTGATATCAATAGACCAACTCCTACTCCATCTAATGGAACTGGACCAGGTGAAGGAACAAATATTATTAACGCAAACTCTGCATTCTTTTCGAGAGATTATGAAATGTATGATGATAATGGAAATCAATTAAATTAAAATACTATGGCATACGCTTTATTTATAACAAGAAACGATATAATCAAAAACTCACCCTTACAAGGTGCAATAGATGCAGATGCTTTACTTCCGTTTGTAAGAACAGCACAGGACAAATACTTAAAGAATCTTTTAGGTACTATTCTATTTGATTACTTACAGGCACAAATTGAAGCAAATACAGTTTCATCTCTTTCAATATTTTATAAAGACTTATTGGATGATTATATTAAGAATACCTTAATATGGTATGCGTGTGTAGAGTATATACCATTTAGTTCTATTCAGTTCAAATCAAATGGTGCAGTTAAACAAAAGAGTGAACAAGGTGATGCACCCGTTAAAGGTGAAATAGATTACCTTTTACAAAAGGCACAAGAGAATGGTGATTATTACGCATTAAGATTACAAAACTATCTGATTGCATATTCTAACCAAATTCCTCAGTACTTACAATCTATTGGTAACCAAACACAGATATATCCTGACCAAACGAATCAATACTTTGGTGGTATACAATTGTAAATTCACAAATGTAAACAATTAAACTATGAGCTATTTACAAAATAACGCAGGATACAATTATTCATTATACTATAATGTGTTAGATTATTTTAAAACAATAATGAATAACCATCCATCTATTGCTGCAGTATCACAAGGTGATATCTTTAAAGTTGATGATATACAATTTCCATTTTATCCATTAGGTAATGTGAGTATATTAGGTGCTAATTTTGGTGATAGTATAACTGAATACGAAATACAATTAATTATTGCAGATAAGATTAAGAATAAGAATAACGAATCAGAACCACGTACTAACGAACAGATAGTTCCATTCTACGATGTTGATGATTTGGTTGATATTCATGCAAATACACTTTCAATTGTTAATGATTTAGTATCCTATACACAATATAGTTTAGAATCATTCCAAATACTAACTGAGATAAATAACGAACCCTTTGCTGAGAAATTCAATAATGGATTAGCAGGATGGGTTTCAACCTTTACTCTTACAACACATAACGATAGACCGAGATGTTTATATAATTTGTATCCATCAGGCTCACTTTATTAAACCATGCCAGGAAAAGATTACAAATCCCTAAGAGATGTTGCTAAAGAGATTCAATCGAATCTACAAAAATATGCACCTTATAAGACGGGTAATCTTCGTAGTAGGTTAAGAACGGCTAACACCATTAATACCATTATTGGTAAGAATAATTACGATTTTAATACTGAAACTAAATCAGTAGATATTGATGTTTCAGTAGAGATTGCACCAAGTGGAGCAGAGTATGGATTATGGTTTAATGACCCTCCTACTCCTAGAAGTAAAAGAAGAAAATCCTTACAAAAGACTGCAGAACGTAAAGGGAATTGGAACTTTGGTCAACGTTCAATCGATGATGCAATTTACAAATACTTAGATAAGTTTGTAGATGAAATTGAAGAAAATATGGCTAAAGATTTAGAAGATAGATTAAGTAAACTATAAGCCATCAACTATTTTTTAATTCTTATTGGTTAAATAATAAACAAATAATTAGATGTCATATTCTTTTATACAAACACCGGCAAGTATGTCATTGGCACAATCACCAATGATA